TTGCTGAATTGGCTCACGGCGAGGCCACCAGCGCCAGCGTAAATGATCGCTGACAGTAGCTTCACCGTGGGTTCTGTCAATCCAAATTTCAATATGAAAATATCATAAACCGATCCGGCGAGGGCAACGGCGACTACAGGGGCACAAAGCATTATGGAAAGAAAATTCGGGGTGCTGACGATAAAATTACTCCGGCTCCACAACTCCCGCCAGAACCCCCGCCGCCATTTATTCACGCCGTCACCTTATCCCAGGGGAAATTGGGCCCCGGGTCAACCTTGCCTGGTGTGCGGTCTGGAATGTCCACGTGGCCAATCACATCATCAATCGGGTAGGCTGCATAGAGAGCTTCGATTACAGCCCGTATCGCCTCAACCTGCTCATTCGGCCAAGAATCCCCGAAGCCCACGTTCTCAATCCCGACGGAATGGCTGTTGACCGAGAGGCCGTTGTAATGCCCCCTGGCATGCCATGTCACCACGTTGAACGGGGCCAACTGGACAATCGAACCGTCCTTACCGATTACCAGGTGGGCGGATACTTCGGATTTCTTGGCACAGAGCCACGACACGGCCCCTGCCATGCTGTTGCCGCCGGTGTAGTGGATTACAATGAGGGTCGGGGTGATCTCTCCCCCGACATTCGGGGATTCCCGGAACGGGACTTGTACTCCGTCCACGAAAAGCAGGTTGTCGCGCACTTCGTAGTTCATGGTTCCCTCCTATCTCTACTTTCCTTTTCCAAACTCAATGCGCTCCCTGTCTAAACGAGCTGTTTGATGCGTTTTCACCACCGCCATATCTTCAACCAACTTATAAAGAATGGCATTTGTAGACCTTTTTTCTTCGGCTGCCGTTTGCTCAATTTTGACCAACTGAGCGCAAAGAGCCGAATACCCCGCGTCCATTTTTCTGTCTTGGGCATTAAATCCTGCGAATACTAAAACTCCAACAGCAGTAATCAGGATTCCGATAGCCCCCCCGGCCCAGACCAAAATCTTACTGTTTAAGGCCCAAGCGACAGGTTCTTTGTTGGGCGATTCCCAAGCTGTCGGGTTATTTTTTTTTGCTGTCAATGCCCGTTCTCCCTGGCCTCCGTCCCCAAAGGCCAACTATGCGAATCAATAACCCGCCCAAACACCCGGCTAATCTCGCTGCACACCGCATCCGCCGAAAACTGCATGCAGCTCTTGATAGTAATCGTGAAATGCTCCGGCCAGACATCGAAAATCATAAACGAGGTCGTGAGAGGTTGGTAGATGAGTCTTTCTACGAAAGGCTGCATGATGGTCACCCCCTCTCCGCCCCGGCCGTCAGGGAGGGGAAAGATGCGCACGTCAGGGGCCATCCCGGCCATGTCCATACCCAGGAAGTTCACCAGGCGGACCCGGCCGTCAAGAATCTCCTGGAGACTCCTGGCGCCCTCCACCATCACGTCCAAGTTCCAGGTGCGAGAACCGAAGCCGGCCGGCGTAGTCATTACGTCACCACCGGATTTCCAATGCTCACACCCGAGTTAGTGCCAAATAACCCAGCCCAAGTTCCGGCAGGCAAAGCCGAAGTGTTCTGATTAGCCCCGATCTGCGAGCCGTGATACCAGAGTTGCGCTGTGTTTGCGTCTGCCCAGCGAACCTCCACGATTCGAGCAGCACCATAAGCGGCAACAGAGTTGATTAGTTCTGACCTAACCCCATTAACAAATATTGCCATGACAGCATTACTACCGTTATGGTAACACACCCCAAAATTGTTATCGTCAGAGTACCGCCACACAACTCCGCCAAGCATCCCTGCCGTTAGACTGACTGGCGCTGCAATAGCAACTTGCCTGCCATAATTTCGCCTTGCTATTGCCTCTGTAATTGTAATCGGCTTGATTGAGAAATTGTCAAAGGTGCCCGCGGTGGTGGCGACGGCGTGTAGCCTTCCTTTGTCCGTATTTACCGCCCAGCCTGTACGAATGTGTGATCCAGTAGCATTGACCGCCGCACCAACGATGTTGTTGCCCATATAAATGTAGCCATAGGCGTCGGTGCGAACAAAGTCGATTCTTGTTTCATACAATTGATTTGCAATTGCCGCTACTCCAGCCGCATTTATTAAGTAGGACGCAACTCCCACAATCTTGGTAGCTTTCCCAGGATTGGTAGAATTAACGTCCCAGCCGGTACCCGGAGTCCAGTCGGCAGCAGCGATCATCCCTGGATCAGAAATGCACTCTACCCCCAACATCGGATTCGGACTCCACAACCCCGTAGCCGGGTTGTACGTCCAACCGACGTTCTTCCAGGGGGACCCTCCCCCGGCCAATGCCGGCATATATCGCCTGAGTCTCAGCATGATCTTAGCTCGCAGTCGGAATGTAGGTGGCTACGCCCACATCCGCCCCGGCGAAGACGATCTTGGGGTTGGTCATCATGGCCCCAATAAAGACAGCCTGCCCTGGCGACAGCGCTCCGGCTGCAAAGGTCAGCAGTGTGGTATCGCCGTCCTTGACCGTGATAACTCCGGCGTTGGCAGATTGAAGGACAAAACTAATAAGCTGGGCCGCAGTTGCCGAGATTTCATAGGTGGCGGCCCCGGACATAGGGAGCAGTACGGCCCCGTTTAGTTGGCGCTTGATTTCGGTCAGGATATTTTTTACATTTATTGACATAACGCCCTCCTGTTTATTTATTAACCCAAACCTGATTAACTCTGCGTTCCTTAAATCGGGAAACTGAACTGTCCAAATGCGCCCTTAGCGTTGGCAGCCGTAAAAGCTGCCGCAGCCTGATCCTTATAGATGTTCACCGTATCGGACCCGGCGGCCAAAGCGAACATCCCAGGGGTGGCCACCAGCCCCCCGTTATCAGTAACCCGGCATGGCCCCTGATAATTAGCCCCAAACACAGCCAGCGCGGCAGTAAATGGCAACGTAAAGGTGAAGCCGGTGGTATCGCTGACCCCCTCGATATGAAATATTACCGTCACTTCCCGGCCCCTTACCCGGTAAAAGATATTTGCGGCAGTCAATGAAGCAAACCCGGTGATGGTGGAAACCGCACCATATTGCACCCACTCTTCGCAGCCGATATTGTCATACGCCTGGTAGGCGTCCGCCAGGGCGACGCTGGCTATAATGCCGTCCGCATTATAAGGGGTGCCCTCGGTGCCAAAGTTAATGACTGTGTTTCCGGTGAACCGGTTGTGCTGTAAAACATTGAGCCCGGCGGAATCATCGACATAAATCCCGTACCAACCGGACCCATCCAAGACGTTGCCGATGATCTTGTTGCGCAGGGAATCACCCTGGTTGGCCACCAAGCACAGCAGTCCGCCGTCCCCGGCCGGAGCGAACGGGTGAGTCGGATCGCCGCAGTTGGTGATGTGGTTTAATGCGATCAGGTTGTCAGATCCGCAGATGTCGATACCCCAACTGAGATGATTCTTAATGCGGTTATTGACGATCTGACACTTATCGCCCCAGAAGACGATCCCCTCACTCTGGTTGTCGTGAATGTCGCAGTCGGACACCACCATCCGGCTCAGTCCGGTCACCCCGCCCCAGATGCCGACATGGGCGAACTGGGTGATCTCCATCCGCTCAACCGTCAGCCCGGTGTAGCCTGCCGCGTGTTCGATGCCGCCGCAACGGTTCTGCACCGCCGACCGCCACGGTAACCCGGTGAAATCCCCCCGCAGGATGAAATCGTGCAGGTTGACGCCGTCATCCTGGATCGACAGAGCTGCGGCGGAAAACGCCGTCAGGTCTCCTCCAGGAGGCACCACCATCTTGATCTCGGAGTACCCCCGTGAACCGGAGAGTTCTTTGCAAAGCGAGGTTCCGGCCAGGAACGTGATCACCCAGGTCGACAGGTACTTCTTGGGCAGATAAACCCGGGGGGACATGGTGATGGCCTGGGAGAGCGGGACCCAGTCATCGGTCACCAGGTCGCCCTTGGCCCCGAACCATTCCGGCACCACATTGGTCAAACCGATCAGCTTGCCGGCCCCGGTACAAGCGAATATCTGGTAACAACCGTCGGCAATCGTGTACCCGGTGATGTCAATTTCCGTGGTAATGGCACATGGCGTCCCGAAGAACAGGGCCCCCCCGCCAGGGTTTGCCGCCAGGGCCGCCGCCAGGGCCGCGCCCGTATAAACCTCGCCCGTCATGTAAGACTTGACATCGATCCATCCTACGTGCGATAAAGTCGTTGGCAACGCCGGGGAGGCTTCCAGAGCGGTTCCGGCCGCATTCCACCGCAGGTAGGCCGGCGCGCCCGTAAGGTTGACGGGAAGCTGCAACGGCGTCGAGCTGAAAGTTTCTGGCGCCACCGGAGCCCGATCTATCATGTCTGACAACTGCTGCGATATTTTAACGCCGCGGTCCAGTGCCCGCTCCAACGTCTCCGTAGGCAATAAACCGGCCTGGGGCAGGGCCAGTTCCTGGGTCAGCGACAACACGATCTTGATCACCACCGTGGAGCCGGATGGCGGGGGGGTTACGAAGGTGACACTGCCCCCGTTCTCAACCAGCACCCCGCCTACGCTATAGTCCACTCCCAGGACCTGGAGAACTTCCACCCCCAACACATCCCGGAGGTAAACCACCAGGTCGTTGTCGTCAAAAATCATGTTGGTATACGGAAAAACCGTCTGGATATCATCACCGGCATAACTCCAGCGATTCACGGGGTTGCTCACTGTCATGGCCTTACTCCTCTATTGCGTCATTTTCCGGGCTGATGGTATCCGCCAAGGAATTGCGCCCCATGTCCCGCAAGATCATCTGTTTCTGGGACACGTCCGGGTACTTGGGCTTAAACCGCGACTTCACCGCCTGGAGCACCGATTGCGGCTTAATCACGTCGGCATAGCGCTTCGCCTCCAGCATCTTATTGTTGTAGGCCACCCATTCATCGATGGTGCGCTGAAACCCGGCCTCATCCTCGTTCCTGATCGCCCGGGCCAGGTCCCCGGCAAACCCCTGCGCCCGGTCCCGGCGGTCGTCTTCCATGCGCCGGGCGTGGCGCTCCTTGCTGTAGTGCTCCGCCAGGCGCACCGGCTGAAAACCCATGCCCTTCTTGATCGCCTCCCCCGGGGTCAGTTTCAACGGCTCCCCCTCGGCGGTAAAGATCGGCTGGCCCTTCATGGTAGTGGCCCCCTCGGTGCTCAAGCGGATCGCCGCCAACAGGTTCCGCACCGACACCGGCGACGCGGCCTCCAACGCCCGCCCCTTTTCCCCCTGGCCCAGGGCATAACCCACGCTCCAGATCGTCTGCGCCGGAATGGACCCGGCCCCCAGGACGGCGCCTACCAGGTTCTGCCAACTCAACTTGCCGTCCGGCAGGCTGCTCATAACCGGCAGATTAGGAGCTATGCGGCTGCCGATGTCGATTTCCAGGGCCCCGGCCAGGAGGCCCCGCTGCAATGTGCGCTCAAGCATGGCCGCCGAAGCATGGGAAATTCCAAAGGTGGCCTGCAAATAATCCTTACCGTCTTCTTCGATGTTGCTCCCAAAGACCGCTTCATAGCCTGTCCGAATTACCGGCCATAGGCCGGTGCCGGTTATTCCACCCATAAGCAAGGCCCCGGCCAACATCCGGGTCAAAGCCGTGGCCCCCGTCTCCCGGCTGCCGTACACCTCCGGGTTCACCCCCATGGCCGCCTTGCCGAAATTCTTGACCAGGGTTAAATAATTCGTCGTGTAGGTCAGGAAAATCCCCATCATGGACCCCATCTGCCCCCGGATCACTGCCGGCCTGGTCTCCTTGCCGTAAAGGAAATGCGCCTTCCGGGTCAATTCAATCGCCTGGTCATAATCCCCCGTCCGGCGATACGCGGCCAGAAAGAAGGTCTCCCGGTTCATCTGTTCCACAAAGGCCCCGCTCCAGAACCCCTTAAACACGTCTATGCCTTTGGACGCCAGGCTGGTGGGATCGTTGTGGAGCCACCGGTGCAGGGGACTGTAGGACTTGCCGGAGAGTTCCGCCACCCCGGAGGGCGCCAGTTCCGGCTCGAATCGGGCCCGGGCCAAAACGGCCTCCTCCCCCGGCCGCAGCCCCTCGCCCATCTCCGGCCGCTGCCCCTCGCCGCCCATCATGTAACCGGTCCAGTCCAGGTACGCCTCTTTCAATTCCTTCATCGGACCCCGGCCTTCAACCTTGACCGTCCCCAGGACCGGCCAGCCCACCGCCAGATTTTGCAGGGAATTGATGAAGTGAAAGGAGAGGTTGCCCCCCAGGGTCCAGTTGTAGATGACGTTCCGCACCGCCTGCAGTTCATTGGGGTTGGACAGGACGTAATTGGCGTACTCGTTCAGGTGGCGCATGAGGTTGGGCATTTCCTTGGGGACCTCCTTGAAGGCTTCCGAGAAACCCCGGATCTTCTCCGCCTTGCCCAGGTAACCTGCCACTCCCGAAAAGTAATTAGCCAGGGGCCGCAGCAAATCGGTTTCGTACCCCGGCACATTCCAGCGTTTGATAAAGTGCGCCCCCGCCCCCTTGGCGGCCAGGTAGTCTTGCCAGCCCTCAATCAGGTCATCCTTGCCTGGCCCTTGCAGATTGCCGGTGTTGGCCGCATCAGTGATGATCTTCCACACCCGGGGGATATCGGTTTCCGTATAAATCTCCATGGGCAACTGCTTATTCAATTTCTCCTTGATGAGGAAACCCTTCTCCGCCGGAAACTCCGCCTCCAAAGCCGCCCGCCGCTCATGGTACTGCGCCCGGCTCTGGGCCGCAGTGGCGTGGATCACCGTCGCCTTCATGGCGTCCTGAAATTCCTCCCGGGCCTCGGCCCGGAGCCGGTCCGCCTTGCTCATCTTCCGTGGGGCGGGCGTCTCGCCCGCCTCCGAACCTTCCGGCGCCTCCATAAATTCCAAAGCGCTTTGCTTCAGGGTAGCCTCCACGTCCACCCGGTCCTTGGGATACCGCCGGTCAATGGCCTCCAAAGTCCGCTTGTACGCCCCCTTGGCCTTGGCGCTTGCCGCCGTGTCGATCACCCGGATAAAATATTTGCCGTAGCGTTGATGCGGAATGTAATGATTGGTTTCCTTGAGCCAATACTGCATGGATTCCCGGAACCGCTTCAGGGCCGCCGGCACGCTCTTGCCGTGATCCGCCCCAAAAAATATCTTGGCGATATCTTCCACCGGCGACTCGGTGTGTAGGGTGAAATCCATGATGTCATTAATCTTGCCGCGGTCAAAACCGTGGGCTTCCAGCCACTCCCGGAGGTTGCGGGTGTGAAAATCTATCTGCAAAGCCTTGTAGTAGTCCAGGCCCATGCGCACCCCGAAAGCCCCCGCCGCCTCCGTCTCGCTCAGGCCCCGGCTCATGTAAAACTCGATCCCCTTTTGCTTGAGGTCTTCCCGGGGGTTTAGGAGATACCGCTGCCAATGCTCCAGATCGTCCCCCAGCCGGAACGACCGGCCCATGCCCGGATCGTTGATGAGGTCCAGTTTCACCAGCGCCGCATCCACCCGGGCGCGCTCCTCCGGGTTCAGGCGGTTGGCATAAGGCACAAACAGGCTGTGGGCCTCCCCCGCCAGCCTGGAGGTTAAAGCCAGACCTTTGCGCGCCGCTTCAAAGGTCTTTCTCGCCTCGGGGTAGGTGTTGCCGATGTCCTCAAACATCTGCAACCGCAAGAGCGTCTTGCCGATGATGTCAGACGCGTCCGGGTCCATAAGCTCCGGCGGCAGATTCCGCTCCAGCCGCTTATCAATGGCGTCGATCAACCGCTCGCCCAGCCCCTTCAACTGCCGCCCGTACTCCTGAATCTCCTCCACCCCCGGCCCGCCGGAGTACATCTTGCCCGGCCCTACCCCCTCCGGCGCCCCCGGTGGTGCAGGTTCCAGTGGTGCAGGTGTCCCCGCCTGCACTCCTTTACCTTCCCCTAACCCCTGACCCCTGACCCCTGACCCCTGCTCTAAAAGCCGCTCCTGCTCCTCCAGCCCCATCACCCGGGCCTCTTCCCGCCCGATGAACCGCTCCCGCCCGTCCTGGTCCACCACAAACCCCGGCTTACCCTCTTTCACCGCCTCCCGCAACACATACCCGCCGGTCTCGGGGTTCTTGGAGTCCAGAATCAAATCCCCAGCCTCAATAAAGGCATAGTCCGGGGGCTCGGGTTCGACGGTTTTTTCTGAGGAGGGTTTTGAAGTCATCGGCCCTTCCCCATAAGCCGACACCGGCTTTTCGTCCACGATCTTTTGCAGCCGGGCAATTTCTTCTTGAATCACCTTTTTATCTAAACCCAGCTTCATTTTAGTTTTGTCGCTTCTGGCCCGCCCGATCTTGGCCTCAACCGCCTCTAATACTTTCCGCTGCTGGTCTATAGCTTCCTGATAAGGGTCCCGGACCTCTCCCGCCTTCGCCTCCGCCGGTGGCAACTTTCGCCCATACCTCTCCGCCAACTCAGGATAATCCGCCAGCACCTCCGGCGGCACCGGCCCCCCCCGCTTCAGGGCATGGCGCACGTCGATCTCCCGGAGCTTGGCGATCTTTGCCGCGTTCGGCTCCGGCCGCCCCTCCATGGTCAAGGCCCGTTTCCGGGCGGCGTACTCATCAGCGCTCAATTCCCAGGGCTTCTTCCAGGGCTCCTGTGCCGCCGGCTCCAGTGGTGCAGGCTTCCCAGCCTGCACTCCTTCTTCTCCCTCTCCCCTGGTGGGAGAGGGTTGGGGTGAGGGGGGAGGCTCAGGCAGGTTCGATAGCATCTTCCGAACCTTCTCGACATCTACATCGCCCTCTGCCAGTCGAGGGTTTTCTTTAAGCAGCCCTGCGGCCTGCTCATCGCTTATCTCAGGAACCAACTTCCTCACCTGCCGGGCAAATTCCTGTGCATATTGCGGGGATTCCGTCAGGGGAAATTTTTGATAACCAAACTTCAGATTCAGCGTCCCACTCTTCCCAATGGCCACCAGGCCGTCCTCGGCCTCCTGGGGATTAACCTTGGCCGCTTCCGCCATCATGGCGTTCGCCCGCAGCCCCTCCAATTGCTTTTTCATGGAGGGCGTCTTGCCCAGAAAATAGAGGTCCATCAGGTAATCAAAGGTCTTCTGCGCCAGCACCGTCCTATCAATGCTCCCGTCCCGCACCCCCCGGTACACGTCGTCCAGGGTAAAATAACCCTGATCCGGGGCCGCATGGAACCGGGTCTTGACAAAATCCAGCGCCGCCAGCCCCCCCGCCATGCGCATGGCCAGGGTAGGCACCGCCCCCGCCAGGGGAAACAGCAGCCCGATCAAGGCCCCGCTGCTGGAACCCTTGACAAACTCCAGCCCCGCCTCGGTCAAATTGTCGTTGTTTGCCAGGCTGGGGGCCAAAGATGACAGGCTGGTGGCCAGCCCCAGGGAGGCCCCGCCCTGGGCCATGACCTGCACAATCCCGCGCAACCCGGTCCGGGTCGGCGCCAGCCGGGTCCCCAACAAACCCTCCGCCAGCTTGAACGGCTGGCGCATGAAGCTGGCGAACCCCAGGGCCCCTGAAGCCACCGCCCCGGTGGCCGTCTCCGGGGCCGGGACCGGCGCGGTCAACTCCTTGGCGAAATAATCGGTCACCCCGAAAGTCAAGGGGCTGATGACCCCGTGATAGATCACCCGGTCCAGTTCCGAGTATTTGGAGTCATCCCAGCCGTGGTACAGCTTCCGGGCCTCGTAGATGTCCTGCGCCTGCCACAACCCCGTCTCTTCGTTCATCACCGGCAGGAACGCCGGCAACTCCCGGTAGCCCAGGTAATCCTTCACCGTGTTCACCAGGTTGCGCTCGGTAACCGGCCCTTCATCGTAAATCCCGGGCTCCCGCCGCCCCGGCGCCGGGGGCGCAATCCCCGCCCCCAAATCCAGCCCCTGCACTGACTCCAAATATTCATCCCGGGTCGGCGGTTCCGGCGTCAGTGGTGCAGGCGTCCCCGCCTGCACTCCTTCTCCCGCAGGGCTGTAATCATCCGGGTTAAAGCCAGGCCGGATGCTGTAATCTGCCGGATTAAACCCGGGCCTCACCCCGCCTTCGGGCTTCTCCGCCGCCTCCGCCGCGTTCGGCCCCAGCCAATCGCCGATCCCGGCAAAAAAGCCTCCCGATCCCGGGTTGACCGGGTTGGTGGCGGTAATCTGAGCCGGCAGCCGCTCAATAAAGTTCCGGTCAACCGGTTCGGTTCTCCAGCCCTTGCCCGCGGTAAAGGACTTAAAAACCTGGCCGCCGCTTTCATCGGTGTCAACAATGCCGATATGGGTCTTGCCGTACTCGTAATTCCGGTCCCCCGGCTGCCTGGTCATGTGGATAACCGTGCCCGGGGTCAAACTCTCCAGGGAAAGATTCTCTCTGCCATAGACCGCCGCCCCCCGGGACTTCCCCACGCTGGCCAGGTCGCCGGGGCCAATGCCGCCTCTGGGCAATGCCACGCCGGTATCCTTCAACGGCCCCGAGTTCAGGTAATTGGCCAGCGCATCGCCGCAATTGGAACCGCTACAGGTTTCCACCTGCAAGCCGGTCTTTCCCTGCGTCACCCCGCCGATATTTCCCATCTCTTCAATCGTAAGCGGAGAATAGTCTTCAGGGTTAAAAGCCATTACCGGCGGCCCCCCTGATTTCTGATAATGAGGTCATATTCAGCCGGGGTCACATACTCAATGGCACCGGTCCGGTTGTTCTTTACCGGAATGCTGGCTGTAGGCGCCTTCTCCGCCGCCGCCGCCGCCGGCCTTGCCGCCCCGGGCTTGAATCCCTTCACCCCCATGAGTTCAAACGGCTGAATGATCTCCTGGGCCTTCTTCCACATCCAGGGTCCGGTGAGTTCGCCCTTGGCCTGGGCCTCCTTGCAGGCCTCCATGAAGAGAAACCCGGCCTCGTGGCTTGGCAGCGGGCTATTTCTAGCAGCGCCTTTGCCCAACCCTTTTCTAAGATCTTCTTCAAAGGTTTCGTTCAGAGGCTTCAACCGGTCCCCAATCTCCTTGACCGCCAGCCGGAAATACGGGTCCTTGGTGAAGGACATTTCCTTGGGGGTTTCACCTTTACCCCGGGACGCGTTCAGCCGGAGCAAACTCCCCGCCCGGTCCAGGGCTGCCGCCCCGGTGCCAAACTCTCCCGCCTTCAACAAGGCATAAATTTCATCCGGGTTGGCCTTGCCTTCCGAGGACTGCGCGTGCACTTTGGCCCACTTGTCGTAATTGAGTTCCTTGGCCACGGGGAGCGCATCATTTTGCAAAGCCGCGTCGAAATGTTTATAGGTCCCCATATTGATCACCCGGGCGTCCCGCATGCCCTTTAAATTCTCCAGGGTCAGCTTCTTTTCCTCATACCACTTCTGCACCTCCAAAGCGTTATCCTCTTGCGCCCGGTGCAGATTCGCGGTCAATCCCGGAATCAGCTTGGCCCGCTGGGTGTCGTCCAGGCCGAAGGCCCCCGGCTCTTTGACCTTGGCCAAAGTCCCCGCCGGATCGGTGAGCTTGGCCTTGTCAATGGCCCCCATGGCCACGGCATAGGTAAACCCTTCCCGCAACTGCTGGGCCTTGGCCGGGGCCAAAAAGCCTGCCGACACCCCGCCCTGTAGCAGCGAGAAGGCGTCCGCCTGGACCTTGGCCCGCTCGATATCGTTCCCGGCCTGGTTATAGAGTTCAACACTCTTACTGAAATTCGTCTCCACGTCCCCGGCAAAGTTGGCGATCTGCTGTTTCCGGGCCTCCACGGTCAGCCCGTGCATCATCACCGGGAAGTGGCTGGCCCAGGCTGCCTTGTAGTGCGCCTGCACCCCCGGGTCAGAACTGCGTTTCATGGTTTCCTGAAAATGGTTTTCCGCCTCGGTCTTAAATTTAGTTGTCCAAGTGGCCGGATCCGGGTCGGCCTTGACTTCCTCTCTTAGCTGGTAAAGTCTCTGGGTTGAATCGAGTTTCATGCTGGCCAGGTCGTTCACCTGCCGGGCCTGGCGCAGGGCCGTGTCAAGGTCCAGCCCCGCCTTGCTCAACTTTTCCCCGAACTCTCCCGCCTCGTTCCAGTTCTTGGCCGAAACCAGCAGCTCTGCGGCCCGGGCCTTACCCATTTCCCGCGCTCCGATCCCGAAGCTGTTGACGTCATGCTCAATCCCGGGACCCAGGTGCGTCAGTTGCGTGGACAACTCATAAAGAGGAATGCGCGCCATAGTTATGAACCTGCCTTATTGCAGCATCGCATATTGTGAATAATTGTAAGATGAGCCACCCCAATTCTTGGCCAGCCCCGCCCCCGTGGTCAAAATCGAGGTGCCCGCCTTCAAAAGAGTCCCCGTCATATAATCAGGCACGTTCTGATTGCTGGACATCTGGTCGTACCGCTGCGCCGCAGACCCGTAATAACTTCCCTGGGACCGGTACCGGGCCGCCTGGACGTCATAGTTGTACTGGGTGGCCAGGATATCCAACTCCTCATTTTTCGCGGTTTCAGCCATAACATCCAGGGGCGACCCCTCCATAAGCACCCCCGCCTTGGCGTAACCCACCTTCTGGCTGCCCGCCAGCCGGATCGCCTTGAGTCTGGCCTTTTCCACCTCCCAGGCCCCGGCCTTCTCGGTGGCCAAAGCGTTTTCCTCGGCCACCTGCTGGTTGCGCCTGGCGGCCTCGGCCTGCGCCCGGTTTGACTGGCTCTGGGCCTCGGCGGTGGCCTGGGCGGCTCGTGATTGCTGAATCCCGCCCACGACCGTGCTTGCCACAGTCGTAACAAGGCCGGCAATGGCCAATCCTGTAGCTACAGCCATTAATTAGCTCCTTTGGGGCTTTCTTACCCGGGCGAACCCCACATAATCCGACCCGTCCGGCCCATAAGCCTGCTTGAACCCCTCAAACTCGAACCCGAGCCGCTTTATCCACCGCTGGCTCACATAATGGTCGCCCTGAATTGCCACCTCCAAGCGCCATAACCCCATGGTGCGCACCAGCAACTCCATGATCCGGCGCATGGCAAAATGAAAGAGAACTGGGTGAGCCGTCACCAGGGGGGTGGTTATCGACCAGCCCTCCCCCACCCCCGGCCACAACAAAACAATGCCGCCGCACATCAAAATCTCCTCGCCCAGAAACCCGGTGTAGGCCATGCCCCGAGCCATATAACCCAGGACTCTCCCCTCCAAATCCGGCAGCCGCGCCAATTCCCGCGCCTCAAACTTCCGGGCTTTTATAATCTCCAGGTGGGCAATTTCAAACGGCACTATCCTTAACTGGTTCATTTAACCCTCAAAGACGCTGACCCGGGGGATCAGGGCGCATATCGTCAGAGGCAAGGGGTCGTCATGGACGATCATCACCCGGCCTTCCTGTTCATAATCGCTGCGGAAATCAATCTCCAGATCCCCGGTAAACAGGGGCACGGCCGTGTCCATGGGGTCAACGATCTGGCGGTAAATCAAATCCTCCAGGTTGTCCAGGTCCGGCCCGGCCTGGCCGGCGCCGGAGCGGTGCACCCGCAGCGTCAGCTTGTCGATGCGTTTCGTCTTGCCCTGGGCCGTGCCGTCCGTGGCCCCCGCCTCTATCCGTGGCGACAGGAACTGGCCCCGGTAAGGCAAGCCCACCTGGACCTTGGACGCAGCCTGCAACAGCGTGATTTGGCCGCTCGCCACCGTGCGCCTGGGGTGCACCGCCCCATCCGCCAGAACTGCCACCTCCTTCCCCTCCAGGTGGCCAAGCCCGGTGATCACCGTTGCCGCCGCGCCGGCATAGGTCAATCCACTATCCACAAAAAAAGCGTCCTTTTGGTCCGCCCCGAAATCCACGTCCCGGAAACATTCGATATAGCGTTTGGTCTGGCCGTTGATGGTCCGGTTCACTGCCTGCCACACCTCAGTCTGTTTCACACCGGGGATGCAGCAAGCCGACTCAAAGAGACCGTCCGTATCATGCCAGGACCAACCCACCACCTCCTGGGCGCGCTCATAAACCATGGCGAGCAAAACTCCGTCCGCCCGCACCGCCCACATGGTCTGATCCGGCTGCCGCTGGTAGGCCACCTCCACGATGCCGCTCTCGGTGATATGTTCGCTCCAGATGGTCAGGTCTGGGGCCACGTAGGCGTCATCGGCATAACTGTACGCGAATTCCCGCACCTTGCGGCCGTAGCGCTCCACGAACAACACTGCAGTGCCTACCCACAACTGGGTCACGCTGGCGCTGCCCTTAAAGGTGTTACCCCGCATCACCGGCGGATTGCTGGGGGTTAAGCCGCTATCGTTGCCGCCGAAAAGAGAAATCTCCTCATTGACGGTCCCTACCAGCAGGGTCCGTCCCGAAGCCAGCCATTTGATGATGTTGATTTGCCCTGATATGCTCGGAATGGTATAGGTCACCGGGCCATCGTCGGTGATGGTGTCCTGGGGGGCAAAATTGGGATAATCGCTGGTCTTGCTGCCCCAAATGGTTTGCGGTTTATGGGACGTGCCTGCGAAGAACAACCGCTGTTCATAAAAACACAACGCCTGCGGAAACCCCCGGTAAGTCGAAAAAGCCCCTTCCCGCCAGGTCGCGGTGGCCGAAACGCTGCCCGACTTTACCGTGGCGCTGGCCGTCAAAGACGGATACGGTCCGGTGACCGCAGTGATCTGAACGTATCCCCCTGTCAACCGGAAATAAGCCCCCACGTGCTCCGCTTGAAACAACAGGCTCGGATTGTAAATCTCATTCACCGACACGTCATCGATGCTGCCGTCAAACGCGGCATTGGGAATGAACTTGAGATTGCCGGCGTTGGTGGCCGCAATGGTCTCGGTGTAGGTGCCGTCCGCCGACCGGGTGACCCCGTTGACCCCGCCGATCTGGGGCGTGACGCTCCCGGCGGCGTAATTCTTGATGGTATAGGTCAGGCGGTAGCTCTTGCCTGCCTCGGCGTTGATGTCCTGTTCCAAGGGGTCGGTGTCGCCGGGTGTGTGGTCAGCCTCCAGGTTCACGGCGTCATGGGTCCAGCCCGTTCCCCAGGTCCACAAGGCATCCGTGGCAAAATCCCCTTCCGAAACCTTCTCCGGGCCGTAGGCGTCCGTAGCGGTCAGGGTGATGTCGCCGGTGGCCGCCGACGGGGTGAGGGTAGTGGAACCCGTGTTTTGTTCCAGATAAGGGCCGTCTTGCAGTATGAGTTCGGTGAGTATCCAGGCGGTGTGTCCGGTGCGGCTTAACTGCCGCGGAGCATGGTTGGGGTGGCAGAGATACATCACGTCCGCCGACTGGATATACCTGATGTCCCGCAACTCCGCTTCTAAGTAAGGGCTGGCGATCTCATACGGGTTGACCCCGTCCAGGATTTGCCCTTTGTTCATGTAAAACCGGATATACTGGTCCCCGAATTCCAGAACGTAGGCCTGCGTGGCGCTGAACTGAAAATCGATCAGGCGGACGCGCTTGCTGTGGTCCTTGACCTCGGCGATAAATTCCAAGCCCGGGCGCTTGCTCAAGGGTCCCTGGGTTCGGATAATCATGTTCCTGACGATCTCGCCGGTGTTGTGGTACTTGGCCAAATCCACCCGGCCCGCCAGGAGCGGCGTCATCTCCCCTGCGGTGACATTAGTTAAGATAGGTGTGGCTCTTGCCATCAGGCCCTCGCGTCAATCCATTCGTTGGATTCGTAGACTTCCGGCGGGTATTCCTGGGCGTCTATGCTCCGGGCCACCGACAGTTCATAGTGATATTCGTCCATCATTTGCTTTTTGATCGCGGGGGAAGTGGTGATTTGCAGGGCGACTTCCGCCGCCAGGCGGGAGGCCAGGGTGCTACAGAACCGGGAATCAAACAACTGCGGGTTGTCGATGCGCTCGATATACTTGATGCTGGCGCTGGCCTGGTCGGTTAAGAGCTGGCCCCCTTCAATGGCAAAGGCCAGCATCGGGTCGATGGTGGCGGTGTCGACGTTTAACAGGCCCAACACCCGCAGACAATTCTCCGGTAACTGAAAGGCGTACGCATACCCGAACAGGGGCGCCTCGCTGATCAGGGCCAGGCTCGCCCGGCGGGTGGCAAAATTCCAGGGGTGATCCCGCAGCACAATGTCGAGCACCAGGTCATAAACACTTCGCAGCGCCTCTGCCCGCTTCGATGTGTCATCCGGGCTCAAGATCGGTAAGGACCCTAACCGCAGTAAGGTCAGATTAAAGATGTCAATCTTTGCCGCCATGCCCTTCCCCTGTGAAAAGGGGCCGGCTTCCCGGCCCCCTTAAAGGTTAATCGCCATAGACTAAGGCCGTCAACACCGTGGCGGGAATCGCCCCGGTGTACGCCGCTAAAGCCGCCGCCGCCACCGCCCCGCCGGCCATTACCCCGCCCTTGGTGGCCGCAGCAGCCCCGGCGATGGTGCGGTCGGTGGCCGCGTCCTTGGCCAGGGTGTCGCCGCCTTCCACTCCCAGGGCTTCATCGATGCCGCCCGCCGCCCCGCCGATGACTTTGAGGTCATGGGTATGGGTCGCCAGGGCCGCCGACTGCCGCGCCAGCAGTTTGTGGTTGGTCTGGTCATATTCCCATACCAGGCCCGAGTCAGGAGGACCCTGTAATTGCATGAAATGAATCCGGCTTCTGACCCCGTACTTCGCCATCACCGTGGGCAGGGGAATCCCCGCCGCCGGCACGGTCAAGGCGCCGTTGCCGAAGGCGATGGTCACCCGCCCCAAATGGGCGAACCCAGGAATCACACCCTTTTTTAACAGAGTTACCGTTACGTTACTGGCCGCCAGATCTGCCATTTTCTACTCCTTATCTGACGGGGCGGGACGGCCTGGCCGTCCGCCCCGGCCGTGGTTAATTTTCCTGAATCACGTCAAACCGCAGTTTGATGGTGCCGGTGGCCGCGGAAACGCCCGCGGTGGTGATGATCACCGGCGTTTCGCCGTCGAACTCGTAGCCCAGGGCGTCCACCGCCCCGGCCCCGGCGTCCAGGTCCGCCTTGTCGGCTGCGGATACGGCGCTCGTCGCCGCCAGGAACTTGTCCACCGCTCCCGCAATACCTACCGACAGGGTGACCGTATTCGTATCGCTCAGGTCGTCCCAGGCCAGCTGCCCGGTCCCGGCCCATTTCTCCCCCTTCTTGGGGGTGAACATGGTGATGGGGGAGCCACTGGCCAAAGCCGCGGCCTCATACGAATCCAGATATGTGGCCAGCTTCGCCCCCCAGGTGAACCGGGTGAGGAATTTACCAGCCGCCACCAGGGCGGCGCCAACACTGTTTACGAGCGACATAGCTTTATCTCCTTATTCAAGGCCGGCGTCCCCGCCGGCCCGCCCCTTAGTAAGATTCGTAGTGCTGGATCTCAAAGACATCGGTCTCCTGGAGCCGGGTGCAGCCGAAATCGATGGTGGCCGCAATCTGCCGCAGGTTGACCTTGTCGTACCGGGGCTGAATCTCCGCCGAGAAGTCCTGGTTGAACCCCAGGGCCAGACCCTCCTTGCACCAGGCCACCGCCGACCGGATATTGCCGGTCTTGGGCAGCTGCGTGGACATCTCCACGTTGTAGCCCCACAAAGAGGCCAGCTTGCCGGTGCGGATCATATCCAGCGCCTGCTGCTGGGGATAGGTCACGTCCAGGTCCAGCATCAGGTCTTCGATAGCCAGAGGGCTCAGGCGGAGAAACTTCTCCGATTTATCCCGGTTGTTCAGGTTGAACCGGGTGAGGGAGGCGATGATCTTCCCCGCGGTCATGCCCAGGGTGCCGGTTTCCTCCACCTTCTGGGTCGACGGCAGGGCGATCACCTGCTCGGTCAATTCCGCCGTGGACACGGAAATGGAATTGCCGATGGCCGCCAGAAACAGCTTTTTCTCCATAAAGCGCTCAAACGCCGCCTTGATGGAGACCTGGTAGGAGTTGGTGGGATCGGCCAGGGTGCGCAACTCGGCCATGAGGGGAATCGGCACGGTCTTGACGTAAGGCAGGGTGACCACCAGGCGGCGGGAATGGGGAACCTCCTGGAGGTTGGCGTCCTGCACCAGCGCGGTCTGGGCTTCCGGTTCCCCGGTCACCCCCACGTAGTCGATGTACTTCTTGTCCTTGATGTTGGTTTCGACGGTGACAATGGCCCGGAGCGCGGTTTCCAACTGCTGGGCCGTGAGCTTGAAATTGTCGCTGAACTGCCGCACAAACGCGGTGGTGATTTGATCAGCCATGATAGGCGAACCTCCGAAAAGTTAGGATCGTTTTCGGCTAGTCCGCCCATCGGCGGGGCCGGTTCACTGGCGGCCGCAACTGCGGCCAAAAGCGTTCCGGGCCTCTTGCGAGGTAATCCGAGGGGTGTTCAGGCGGGCGCTGCCGCCCGCCGTCCTGCTATCGGGGCCCCGGGGGGGGTAATCCCGCTTACCCGTTATCCCCCTGTTTCTGGGGGTGCATCTCCTGATAAATCCGGGAAACTTCTTCCACGACATGCTGATGCTCGGCGTGCTTGACGTCCAGATAGGCCGGATGGCGCATGAGCTCTTGCCGCCTGGCCTCCAGGCTGCTGTTCTGAACTCCGCCGCCGGCAATAAAATCCCCTTCGCTCATGGACTTGCCCAGGTTGTAGAAGAACTTCACCAGGACCGGCGATTCACCGATGGCTTTGTCCAGGGCCGCCAGTTCCGGCGATCCCGGTGGCGCCACGCGTCCCATGGCTCTCTTGGCCAGGATCAGGTTCTCGTCATACTTACCGCCCCACTCCTTCTGCAACCCGGCCTGGATCTCTTCCATTTCGGCCTTCAAGGTCTGCTGGCCTTTCCGGTACTCCTCCAGCATGAACTGGTTGTAGCCGTCGTAGATTTTCTTGGCGGCCGCTGGCGTCAGGCCCGCCTCGTGGGCCAGCTTCCGGTAAACGCTTTCCAACTCCGGCAGGTAGGGGAAATTCTCCGGCAAACCCTCGGGCTTGATATCGTAAGCCTCCGGCGATTCCGGCCGCCCCAGAGCGGCGTAAAACTGATCCCACTCCTCCGGCGGGGCGTCATCCTTGGGCACGATCACCCCTTTGCGGCCCACCATGGCCTTAGTGTCCACAAAGGCCTTGGCCAGAGTCGGCACGTCAGGCACCGTCTTCAGGCTGTCGCTGTTCCGCAGGTCGGCGTATTCGTCCCCAGCCAGATGCTGATCCAGCCAGCTTTGCACCTGCCCGCCGTCCTGTGCTCCTCCGCCAGCAGTCCCGGTATCGGGGCTGGCAACACCTTCTTCGCTCATAAAGCCTCCTTCGGCAAAATAACCTCTCCCAGCATGTGACAGAGGTATAAACCCGCCAAACGGCGGCCTTCGTTCCGGGCCATGGCCAGGGGCTCGGTCTCCAAATTTGGCGACCACACCCCGCAAAACCGCAGCAAGTCCTCCCGCACATTCATTGGCACCAGGCGGTAAGCCCGCTCCAAATCAGACAGTGGCCGTTCGGGTTGATCATCAGACATCGATAGTCCTGCTCATTTTCAAGCATGCCGGAAAAATTAAACCGAAAGGTTTCCAATAAAAACTGTGAGGACCCCGATGGTCATTAATAAATATTTCTTGTCCGCATACTACATAACGTCTATTTAATTTCTCCGGGCTTCCAAATGATCAAAAAAATCTATCGCCTGTCTTAGTTTATCAATTGTTAGGCCGTACCCCTGACCCCTGACCCCTAACCCCTGCTCCTCAGACATTCCCGGCCCCCTGATTCAAAGCCTGCCCCAACTGATCCATGGGCGAGCCCGGCTCCGGCCCCTTGGAGAGCGCCGGCATGGCCTTGGCCGCCTCCATGGCCATGGCTTCCATCTTCTGCGCCTTGACCTGCTCCGCCCGGGCCGCCCGCGTCTGCTCTACTATTTTGGGGTCGATAATCAATTTCTGGGGCACCCCGTAATTTTCCAGCACCACCCGCTCCGCCCCGTCCCAATCCAGCACGTCCAGAGCCTCGAGGCCCCGGACCTGAGCCACTTGCCCCAGAAAGCCGGTAGCCTGAATGATCCCCTGAGACTCCGCCTGCTTCTGCGCCCGGGCCATGGGCGAGATATATTCCACCTTGAACTTCAGTTGCCCGTCTTCCCCGATGAGCTCCCGGGGCGGCGGCGGTATCTTCCCCGCCTCCCACAAAATATGAAACACCCGGTCGAACAGAGGCTTGTACCGCTCGTCCTGGAGGCGCACCAGGGCGTCCCCCAGAAACTGCATCTTCTCCTGGGCCACCTCCATGAATTCCCCCAGGGTCACTTTCTTATCCATGGCCACGCTCATCAGGTCGGCGTAGAAGGTCTGGCCGATGCGCCGCCGCAGACCGTCCAACCCCTCCTCCGACCAGGCCAGGTTGGCCGCCGTGGGAAAGACCCCGATCTTGTCCTGCATCCGGCCCTCGCTGCGCACGAAGGTGTAACCCCCGGGGATCCGCTTGATGGGCGAGCCCGCAAAGCCGTCATCCGCCAGAAGCACCGGCGGGCTCAACTGCAACTGCCCCGCTTTGGTGGTGTCCCGGACCCGCACCTGCAACTCCTTGCTGTCCGGCAGGGCCATCATCCCCAGGCCCCGGCCGTACACCTCAGGCTTCATCACCAGATACCGGGCCACGCAATAGGGAAACTCCGGGAACCCGCTTTCCTCCAGGAGGTGTTCGTTTTCCGACTCGAAATATACCGACTCAAAGGGCATATTTTTGTTGTCGATCTTCCGGGGGTCCCGGTCCAACCGGGGCTTAACCGCATGGACGATAACCACCTTTTGTTCCGGGTTATTCTCTTTGACCAAACTCTTTACCTTGGCGCTGGCCTTATCCTCGCCCCATTGCTGCACCACCTGTTTGGCGGTGAAATCGTAGCGCCGGAACAGGGTGTCCACCTGGCCGTACTGGTCCGCGGCCAGAAAACATTCCCCCAGGTTGATGTTCTGAAAATGGCAGCCAAAGATAGGATGTGGCCCCACGAACAAGGGATTGGTGCCGAAGATGGCCCAATCGATGGTGCCTTCTTTGTCGGCGGTGTAGAAGTTCGACTTGCGGAAGGTGTTGTAATAAATCTTCTCCACCAGGTCCAGCCACAACCGCACGTCCCGGTTATCCTTCTGGTAATCGTCCTCCGCCTGCAACTGAAACCATGGCATCGCCGGGTTGACGTTCTTGGCGCTGAACCCGGCCCCGAACAGCAGGGCATAATACGTGGGAGTGCCGTCATTGATGCTGGACATCTTCTTGCCCCCGGCCGGGCCGTTGGTGGTGATGTTTTGCCGGAACCACATGATGTAATCAATAATCTCCTGCCAGTGACTTGCAAAACCGTAGCGCTCCCCTTCCGTCTGGGTCAACTGGTATTTCAGATCCGCTATTTTGGCTCTCATATCATTCTCCGAAGAGCTTCTTGCGTTTGACCGTGGCCTCTTCCTCCACCCCCAGGCCGCCGGTCAGGATTGTCGAGGCCGCTCCCTTGGCTGCGTTGGCCGCTTTGCGCTGCTTTTCAGCCTCTTCGTCTGCCTTTTCCTTGGCCTCTTCGCTGGTCGGATCAACTGAACTGGTCTCCATTACATATTGGATAGCCGGCGTCGATGATACTTTGGGTGTCGAAAACAGCGATGCCATATCACTCTCCAAAGAGCTTCTTTTTGGTGGTCTTGGCCTCGTCATCGACACCCATCCCTCCGGTCAAAACGGTTGAGGCCGCTCCCGTAGCCAAAGATGACGCCTGCCGTCGCTTTTCCGCATTTTCCGCCGCAGAACCGTCGGAGGACTTAATCACTTGTGTCGCCCCCTGGTTAACTAAAGGCTCGAAGCCACCGGTTTGATAATTTATCTTAAGACCACTACTAGCTGCGGACCTATCCCATAAATCTTTTACAAATGATGCCATTTGGTCTGTCCCTTTACGCGTACAAGTCCCATTCGGTGATCACCCGCTTATCCTGACTCCCCCCTGACCACGGCTCCCTGAGGATCAGTTCCGCCACGGCGTAACCCAGGGCCGCCAGGGCCGGAAACTTGCCGGCGGCCTGCTTCAAATCTTTTTGATCCAACCCCATGGCATACCCGGGCAACGTGCTCTCCGGGCCGTAGGACAACAACTTCCGTTCCTGGCTCTGCACCATCCCCAGCATTTGGAACAGCGTCTGCAGTTGGCCCTCGCCCTGGCTGTATGGAGCCTCCGTCAGCCATACCGGCTCCGGCCCGCCCTCGCTCAATCCCCGGTTCAGGTTGCGGAACAACCGCAGCGCCTCCTTTTGCCCCAAATCCGCCAGCCAGGTGTCACAGGCGCATTGATTCCGCAATTCCATACAGCCCTGGTGCAGGCCGGCGATGGTTGTAACCTCCCGCTCCGCCAGGATTTGCAGCGGCCGACCTTTCAGCCCATGGTCGTAGGCGTACTGTTCGCCGATCACCACCAGAAACCCCGGCTTGGGTTCCCAGGGCCAACCCACCGCCCCCACCACCCGCCGGTAAACCAGTTGCCTTTCCTGATCCCGGAAGAGCACTTCCTTGCGGATATTGAGCACCCGTTTGATCATGACCAGTTCAACCTCGCTCCCGGCGCCGCCTTGATCACCGGCTCCAGGGCGTAGCGGATGGCATCGATGCAATGGTTATGCGCGTCCACGATGACCGGCAGCACATCCCCGGTCAGCCGGTCCAACTTGTAGCTGTATAAGCGGCTTTCTTCCGCGGTGTGGACGCATTCAGGGTGAATGATGATCTGCTCGAAACCCCTCAGGAAGGCGATCCCGTCCTCAACGCTCCCCTTGCCCTTGGGAGCCCCGACGATGTTCAGGCCCTGGCGCCGGAGATAGCTGATGGTCTCCGGCCGGGCATTGTCGGCCCGGATGGTGTGGCGGCCGGCGCCCTCGATCTCTTCAAAGGCCGCCTTGGTCTGGTCCAGTTCCAACCCGATCCGGTAGACCTCCCCCTGGACGTATAATTTCTGGCGGTCCCCTTCGACCGCGATCCAGCACTTGATCAAGGTGGTCGGGTCCTGGGCAAATCCCCAATCCGCCCCGAAATACGGCCCGTGCCAATCCGGCTGCACCCCGAAATATTCCACCACGCACTTGCCGCCCAGGATCTGCGCCGCCGAATTGCGCCGGCACTCCCCTTCCCACACGTGGTAGTAGGCGTCCAGGTCCACGGAGGCCAGGTAATCTTTTTCCTTGCGCAGTTCCTCGGGGAAATAGGGGTTGTCCTGCCAGTTGATCCGCTGGACCCGGGCCTCCGGCGGCGGATTGACAATGAAGCGCACGTAGCTCGGGTCCGTGGGTTCGTCCGGGTTCATGCTCACCCAAATCTCCGACCCGGGCTCCCGGATGGTGGGAATGAGTATCTGCCAGGAGTAGTCGCTGTTTTTTTGCGCCTCCTCCACCCAGCAGATATCCACGCCTTCCATGCTCTTGATTGCCTGGGGATTGTTGCGGATGCCCTTGAAGATGAACTCTGACCCGTTGGCGCCGGTGATGGACTGCTGCTGCACCTGATAAAAACTCTCGTACCCCAGAAGATGAATCTGCTTGTTTAGCAGGTAGTGCACCGACTCCTGGATGGAATTCTGAAACTCCCGGGCACACAGGATGCGCAGCCGCTTCTCTTTGCCCTTGAACAACAAAGCCCGGGCAAAGCTCCAGGACTTCATGCCGCCCCGGCCACCATAAGCCACCTTATAGCGGCAGGGCTCCCGGAGAAAATCCAGCTTGGCCGGAATATCCAGGTCCTCCCAGCGCTCCACCGTCCGCGCCGGTCGGCTTTCAACCTGCTCAAGCCCGGCCATCAAACTGAAATAGAAGTCCTGAACTATGGAGACTCCCGAGCCGGCGCCTGATTCTCGCTGCACATTCAGCACTTTCCGCCCCGATTTCCTGGATGATGGCCTGTTGCACGGCCATCAACTGTTGGGTTTTGAGGTAATTGTCCAGAACCTTCCCGAGGAACTCCAGCTGCCGCCGCTCTTCTTCCTTGGCCGCCAGATACAAGGCCATCACCTTCGTATCCAGAACCCCTTCGCTGTCCTGCAAGCGCTCTTCCAAGAAATCGGCGCTGCGCCTGATCTTGTCGCTGATCTCCACGAACCGCCGCCGCACGTCCATGGCGTGGTCCAGCATCATCCCGGCCCGTTCCAGCAAGGCGCTCTTGCCCACCGACAGGTTGAGCGCCCGCACCCGCTTGGACAGGGCCTGCTTGGTGACCCCGAACTTGGCGCACATCTCTGGCCCCGACAACCCCGCCTTGACGGCTTCTGCCAACTCCATATCCGAAAATTTCCGCTTTCGTCCCATTGGTCAACTTAATTGGCTCCGGTCAACCTGTGGTCAACCCTATTTCCCCTGACTGTGGCACAAAAAAACACCCCTGTCTGTATAAGGATGTTAAAGGATGTTAAAGGTATGGTATATTAAAAGTTTTTTATGCGGCTTTTGATGGCATGTCCAGGGATGAGAATTTTACCGTTCGGGGCCGGTTGATGAAACTCGATCTTGCCGTCGACCGTCCAGCGCCATACGGTCAGGCGGCACCGCCGCAGCAGCGCCGCCGCCTCCTTGATGGTGAAAAACTTCTTGTCATCGATCTCTTGGACCATGGCGCTTAGCTTTCCCTGTCGTTTCCCGCCCTATCCCTCAACTTGCGCAGGAACTTAAGATCATGGCGAGGGTTGACCCTTATGCCTGGTGGTTGCGCCTTACTTCCCCCGGTGTCCGCGGCCAGGGTCTGAACCTGCTGGACCAGGCCGTCCCCCGGCAGATCAAACTCCGGCAACTCCACCCACCCCCCCGGCCACACCGTCTGCACCCTCACGGCCCCCTCTCCTCCTGGTCAGCCTTGCACTCGCAGCGAACGGTTCCCTCCTGGCCATCTTCGATCTCGCCTTTCAACGCCCGGCGAAACCCGGACCCCGAGCATTTAAAACATGGCTCCGGCGGCGGCTCCCTTGCCGCCGCCGACTCATCCTGGAACCGGAACTTGCGCAGATAGGCCGAAGCCAGGGGGATGAACCGGCCCTCCTCCCGCTGCCAGGCCTCGCTCTCAACCTGCCGCCGGAGCACCGCCAGCATCTCCGCCAACGGCCTGAGCTTCCCCCGGCGCTTCAGCCGCCCCCAATCCCTGGCGGCCACCTCCTTGCCGATACGCATCGGCGGCGGCGCCTCCTCCCACCACACCAGAAAATCAGGATCACACCCATTCCCCCCCGGCGGGGGGGTAGGGGGGGTAGTTTCTTTTACTTGTGATTGTGATTGTGTTTGTGAGGATGGATACTCTCGTGTGTCTGTCGTGATACTCTCGTGTGTCTGTCGTGATACTCTCGTGTCTAATTTTCTCTGCCGGTTATGGCAGGATAAGCACAAAGCCTCTAAGTTCTCTCTATTATGGGCCTTTTCGTGGTCCCCCTCAAATTCTCTGGCTGGCTTGATATGGTGTATATCTAAGGCCCGACCGTTTTCTTCCGGTGTTTTGCCGCATTTTTGACAAACCCTGTCCCGCTCGCGCACCTCTTTCACAATCTCAGGCCAGGCTTTTCCGTGATTAGTGATAGTCCCGCTTATCCTTCGCTTGGTATATTCCGCTGCCCTATCCGCCAGCTTGGGACAAAAGACTTTTTGCTCCTCCCAGGCCGTCGGGTCGATAGAGTTTACCTGGGCCAGCAAATCCAAAAACTCCCGCAGCTCCTCCACGGTGCAGTACAGGTCATCCGCCAGCACCTCCAAACCGTAGTCCTCCGGCAGGGCAAAACTGTCCAGGCCGTCATCGGCCACCCCCTGCTGCCCGATGATTTCCAGCAGCCGCCAAAACCGGCCCACCGCCGCCATCACCGCCTGGCCGCCCCGGTCCTTGTAAAACACCTCAATCTTGCGGATCTTCTTGTTATTCCCGGCATCCGTCCGGTGCTCAAACCAGCGCATATCGAATCCTTAAAATCACACGAACGGGCGAACACCGCGAACGGGCGAACACCGCGAACGGGCGCAAGCTCATCTCACAACCTCACCACATCCACCGCCGCCGGCCCCTTGGACCCCTGTTTTACGGTAAATTCCACCGCCTCCCCCTTCTTGAAACTCCGCACCACCGCAATAATGTTCGAAAAATGCACGAACACATCCGGCGCCCCGGCGCGCTGAATAAACCCGATCCCCTTCTTGGCGTCGAACCACTTCACCACCCCCTGCTGCCGCTCCGGGCGGCCCTGGTGTTCGGCCCGCGGCCCTGGCGCTGCCATAACCTACCCTCCTGTTTCAGCTTTCTTTGCCTGGTGGAGTATATGGATCACCAGATTCGGCACTTTCCGGTCCACGTCCTCTGCCTTTTTCTCCAGCCATTCCCGCAGCGGCCGGTATTCTGCCGGAAAGGCCAGTACGATATTGCCTTTCTGGCATCCCTGACCGGGGATTAAGTTCTTTTTGCCGCGCTGGGAATAGCAGTCCCGGCAAAACGGCAACAGCTTTTGTTTTTTATCCCGATGCCGTTCATTTTCCGGATGCTCCGGGCATGGGTTCACCGGTCCCGGATTGGCTTGGTTCACCACCCTCAACCCTTCCTCCAGCTTTCCCGGTCCTAAAACCTTTATCGCCTCTTCCTCGCTAGCGAACTTAACGGCTTTACCCATTGGAATCTCCTTACTAAAATCAGCCAGCCGTGGCGCAGGCGGGACCTTCGTGGCGCAGGCGGGACCTTCGTGGCGCAGGCGTCCCCGCCTGCGGCCGGCCGATCAATCGGTCGATCAATCGGTCGATCAATCGGCCGGCTGACACATGTTTTGACCTCCGGCCCTCGAACTATCAAGCCATCTCCACGGCAACCCATGCAGTGCTCCAGGGGACCGATATGCGCCTCGGGAAACTTTGCCCGCAGCGCCTTGATCCGGGCCAGGTTCTTTTCGCACGGCCTCAGCAAAAACCCGCTGCGCCACTTTTCGCAGTAATAGGGCAGTGCCTGAACCTCATTGGTGGCACAGGTTTCTAACCTGTGTTCCTTGGTCCCCTTCATACCGCCGCCCCCAGCCCCCGTAGGGGCGGACCTGTGTGTCCGCCCTGTTCCTCCGCGCCGGGGCCGTCTTTAGGTCTCATCGGCCTGCCGTGACTCCGGCACCGGGCACGAGGCCCGGAACCCCCGGGAGGCCCGCCCCCGCAGGGTGATCAACCCCGCCGCCGCCTCGCACATGGCATGATATGCCTCCGCCTTCCCAGTGTGGGAGGCGTCCAGTGGTGCAGGCGTCTCGCCTGCACTCCCCATGCTTCCCCTCTCCGCCTTTGCCACCCCTTTCGCCACCTCCAGGGCCAGTATGGTTTCTCCCAGACAGTAGTCCAGCCACGCCAGGGACTCGGAAAGCGGGTCCTGGGTTCCAGGTTCTCTAAAAACAGGTTCCAGGTTCCAGGTTCCAGGTTCCAGTTCTCCCCCTTTTTCTAAAGGGGCCCCGGGAAGGTTTTTGCCCTTCATCTCTCCCCCCCCCTGACACCTGACACCTGACCCCTGGAACCTAATTCATCCGCGATCTGCCGCAGCACCTCGCCCCGGCTCCCCGCCACCACCCCGAACCGGCTGCAGAACTTCTTCAGGGCCGAACTCACCGCCTCCGGCCGGGTCCGGTTCACGAACTCCAGGATCTCTGCCAGCTGCTTGACGTTGGGCAGGTTCTGAACCTTGGATTTGTACCCGAAACAGGAGATGGTGTTGGCCGCCTTCCCCATCTCCTTGGCCAACTCCTCCACGTCCTGGCCCAACAGCAGGTCAGCCACCAGCGCCGAGAAAAAATCTTCCCAAAAAAACTTTTCCATCATTGCCAAAGCCTCCGGGAGAATTGCCAAAGATTTTCACAAGCCCTATTTCACTTTCACAAGCCCTGTTCCTTTGGCAAAACAGGGGTCTTTTGCCAAAACTCAGGCCAAAAAAATATAACCCCGCAGAATCACAGGGTTATATTTTTGGTAGCTTCTTCCTGGCCCCCGCCATTACCCTTATATGGGTTCGGCACCAGGTCATCCAATGACAACGCCCCCTGGGCGTCATCCAGGATAACCTTGATGCTGGTCACCGAAAGTCCCCGTTGCCCTTTCAGATAACGGGTGATGCTGGGCACCGGCAGGTTAAGCCTCTTGGCATAGGCGCACTTTCTTTCGTTGAGGTTCGCAATATGATCTCCGAGTCTCATAATTTGGACAATTACCATACAGCAATTTTAAGTGCAAGAGATAAAATTACCGCACGTCAAATTAATTTAGATTATTCTTGGATTATGAAGGCGTCGGACCGGGAAAAGTTAGACAAGGAAATTGACAATATATTGATATTTATCAGTAATTATATTAAGTCAATTCCAGATGTTGAAAAGAAGAAGGCAAATGAATTTGCTGAATTGTGCGGAGTAGGGCCTGAAAACATCACCCGCTATAAAAGATATGGCGAATCAACCGCAGAGGGCGGAAGACACGATCCCCATCTAAGGACATTTTATAAGATTCTACGGGGCCTATTGGGAAAACCGCCCTTTGCAATTGACGACAAAGAAAACCATATTTCCGTCCCCTTGGTTGACGGCCGCATTGCCGCCAACCCCGCCGGCCATATCCCCGGCGACGCCATCGAGTCTCAGGTCTGGCTCCCCCGCTGCGAACTCCACGGCCGCCACAACCTGGTGGCCGTCCGCCTGGCCCCCGACGCCGATTCTATGGAACCAGCTCTGCACCCTGGCGACCTGGTAATCATCGACCGCAACGACCGCGAACTTACTCCCGGGGGCCTCTATGCTGTCCGCCTTCCCGACCAGGAATCTTGCACCATAAAACGCTTGCAATTAATCCCCGACCAAAAGATAATTTTATTATTATCCAATAATCCAAAATATGAACCCCTGCCCGTGAGCGACCATGAACACCTTATTATTGGCCGCGTAATCTATTCCTTGACGAATTGGCTAAAATGAGGAACCAGCCATGATAAGATTAACATTAGCTTTAATTATCATCATAACTTACTGCAATATCGGATATTCTCAGATTCAGCATGAATCCCCTAAAATGAAACAACTACGGCAAGAACTTGAAGACCAAATAATTATCCAAGGCAATGAAGCATATTATCAAATGCAGGCAAGGGAAATGGAGCGTCAAACAGAGAATCTTAAAATGGAAAGACGACTAAAAAAAATGCAAGAGGAAATTGATGAATTAAAATATTTTCGAAACCATGATTGACGACAAGAATCTTGGCTGAAATTGGGAGAAAGATCATGATTAATTACATTATTTATTGGGTTTTAATCGCTACTCTTTTATTGCCAGCCTGTGCCGCAAATATGCAATGGTCCAAACCAGGGGCAACAGATGCCGAATTTAAGAAGGATTGCTATGAATGTGAACGTGACGCTGCCATGTTACCCGGTTCCCCTGCTCCTTACCGACCTGCTCTTTATGCAAATACTCCTTCCGGTTCAATGCAAAGTTCTGGTGATGACCTCTTGGCTCTATCCCATAAATTAGGCCAAGAGGCTAAAAGGCTAAGCCTGTTTCAGCAATGCATGGAATCAAAAGGGTATGTTTTGATTAATAAATAAACTCCTAATGGTTCATTTCTTAAAGGGCCGCCTCCGGGCGGCTTTTTTTAATGCATAAATATTACCGCACCGCAATTTTTATCTTGACAGACAAATTTGCCGTATGGTAATTATCTCCTCAGACATCAACCCCCCCGCTCCCCCGGGCAGACGCCCCAACCTTTGCCGGATAGGAGAAACGATGCTGACTGACGAACAGATTGCCAAATTACCGCCCTATAAAAAGCTGCTCGAAATATCCCGAGAGCATGGGGCCTGTGCCAATTTTTTGGAGCGTGCCAATAAGTGCGAATCATATCAAGAAGCGGCAAGCAAACAGAACATCAACTTATTTACATGGTTTGATTGGCTCAAAGATTATTTCACGGCTCCGGCCAGGGCTGAGTACGAGAAGGCCAGGGATGCGGCCAGGGCTGAGTACGAGAAGGTCACGGCTCCGGCCAGGGCTGAGTACGAGAAGGTCACGGCTCCGGCCAGGGCTGAGTACAAGAAGGTCAGGGATGCGGCTTGGGCTGAGTACGAGAAGGTCAGGGATGCGGCCAGGGCTGAGTACAAGAAGGTCAGGGATGCGGCTTTGGCTGAGTACAAGAAGGTCAGGGATGCGGCCAGGGCTGAGTACGAGAAGGTCAGGGATGCGGCCAGGGCTGAGTACGAGAAGGTCACGGCTCCGGCCAGGGCTGAGTACAAGAAGGTCAGGGCTCCGGCCAGGGCTGAGTACGAGAAGGTCAGGGATGCGGCCAGGGCTGAGTACGAGAAGGTCAGGGATGCGGCTATGATTCAGGGAATTATAAGAAGTTTTATTTAACCCTACCCCCGGTCCCCCAGGCAGACGCCCCAACCTTTGCCGAGCCGGGGGGAGGCCGGGCCGCCCCGATGCACCTGTAGCTTAAGGAGAACGGGCGCCCCCGGCCGGGGACCAAAGGAGCACCACTATGCGAGGCGCCACAGCCAAACGCCTGCGCCGGGAAGCCCAGGGCGGCGGCAAAGACTATCGCCGCCACCTGAACACCGGCCAGGTCACCCTAACCCCGTCCTGCTGGCGGGCCAATTACCAGCAATTGAAGAAGCAGCTCAAGGCAGGGAGCTTACGTGTCCAGCAGCCCTGAAACCGGAGCCCTTACCCACCGCCCGGGAGCTGCACGTATATCTCCGGGAGTTCTATCACGACAACCCCGCCTTCTGGTCCTGGCGGGCTTTGGCCGTCAAAAACAGTTTTGGGAATTGAGTGTGCTACGAGAAAATCCGCCGGGTTTCCCGATGCTATCCACTTATGAGGCAACCCATCCAGCAAAATTATTCGCACTGGCCGGCTCCATCCTTCGGATTGCGAGTCAAGCCACTATGGCACGAGCCACAGCTTGCCTGCGTGCTCGATGGTATCGACTACATGGTGCTCCGCCCCGATGAGCACCCAAGTTTTGAGAATGTGTTTGTGTTCCGCCATGGCGGCGCGCCCCCTTCTGCTCATGGATGAAGCTCGATCACCATAGCACAAGACGCCCAACCCTGGCCATCCCCATCAACCCCTAACCCAGGCCCCGGCGCCCGCCGCACCGGGGCCTCACGGAGGACCCATGCGAGAATTGACCAACCACATTGTTGAAGGTGATGTGGCACAAAACCAGAGGATAACCCATCATTTTCTGACCAGGATTATGACCTGGGTTTTGACGAAACCCTCATCCTCTTCCAAAACGGTCCCATCAAAGAGGCCGGCCTCAACGGTATCACCCAGGAAGTCCTGCTGGCCATTGTGATTGATCGGCTGCGGTCATTCCAGGCCGGCCCCTTTCCTTCTGAGGCAAACGCACTCGCACTGAAAAACTGTGAAGCGGCGCTCTATCAGTTGCGGCCCCGGACCCGGGAGTGGCTCCAGCGCGGCGTGGAAGGAACTACCCAAGCATAAATAAATCATAGGCAATCCCTAAGGAGAATCGCAGCATGAAACATTCCCGTCCCGATTACGACCGCATCCAGGACCCCGCCGGCCTTATCCCCGAGGATGAGCCGGTCTTCTTCCTCCGCGCCCAGGACCTGGTGGCCCCGGCCACCGTCCGCGTCTGGGCCGATTTAGCCGCAGCCCGGGGCGCTGACCCCGAAATGGTGGCCAACGCCCGGACTCAGGCCGACGCCATGGAGGCCTGGGCGAAAAAGAAGGTCCCGGACCTGCCCTGCACCCTGACTCCGAAGAGCGGATGGTTTCCTTACTGGCAATCCCATAAGGTCGTCCGGGCTGACAAAATTGTCGCGGTTAAGAATGACAGTCAAGTCGCCCGGCAACTGTGGACCTTGCGCTGCGGTCTCGTAATCGATGCTTACCCGGATCTTTACAACCGGGTTCCCAGAAATCATCACCCCTTCGGCGGCTACTATGTCCGCTACGCTGACGGTTATGAATCGTGGTCCCCGGCGGAAACCTTTGAGTCTGGCTACACTTTGCAGCCGGCGGCAAAGGCCCCGATCTGTGACAAGGGCCAGGAGGCCAACTCCGCCGCCTGACTTTTCACCCCCCCCGGCCCCTGCCCGGCGGGGGCCGGAACTCCCCGGCTCATCACGGAGGCCCACATGCCCCTCTACGAATTCCAGTGCACGGACTGCTCCACCAAAGACTTTCGGGTGGCGGCCAGCTTCGAAGACCAGGCCACCTGTCACATCTGCGGCGGTTTAATGGCCCAGCTCAGTGACCCGTTTGCCCCGGAACCCTCCAAACCGTGCGCCTGGTGCCAGGCCGAAATCGGCGAAGTCTCTCCCCCGGGCGTCAGCCACGGCATTTGCCAGCGCCACGCAACCGCCTTTTACGACGAGGCGCCAAAATGAAAGCATGGCTCATAATCGGATTTTCGGTCTTGCTCGCCGCCGGCCTGACCACAGTTATGTACTGCCTCCTCATCATGGCCAGCCGCGGCGACCGGCAACTTGAAAAACTGGACCAGGCCCAGCCGGACCATGGCACTTGCCCTGCCGCTCCGCCTGCGCCCGAGGGCTACATCTGGTGCCCCACCTGCCAGGCAATGTTCGCAGACAAACTGTGTCCCGGCTGCACCCCGGACGAAGCCTCGGAAGCGGGATACTACCCCGGCTCTCTGAGTGACCCCAGGGATTAACCATGTGCGTCTTCACCCAACCGCCCAGGAGGCTCCATGACCCCCAAAGAAATCAATGAACTTATCGGCCAGAAAGTAATGGGGTGGACGCTCCGCCGGTCAAAAAATCCCCGTTACGACTGGTATGTTAATGCCGAAGGGAATCATGCTGGGTTGGTTAGAAATTTTAACCCAGCTGGCCCGTATGGCGACAGGATTGCTGATTGTTTCCGGGCTTTCGACCGGCTCATTAAAATGGGCTACAGGAACTTCCAACTAATCCACGTTTGCTGCGTTGACGGCTTTGCCTGGGATGCTGAGATCATGGGGCCTTGGGGTAATTATTTAGCCGACAAAACCCACTATGGCGGAGCAGGGGCCACCAGGGAAGAGGCTATTTGTTCGATGATAGTGAAGATATTGGAGGCCCCATGAACCATATTGCCGACATGCGCAAAAAGGTCTCCACACTACGCCTCACCCGCCGGGAGCGCCTCCAGGCCGCCTGGTACGCCGTGATAATTTTTGCCCCCGTGATCGCGGTCATCCTGGCCCACCAACTCTACGCCCCCAGCCTGAGCCGCATCATGGGATGGCCCGGATGATGAACCCCGTAGGGGCGGACCTGTGTGTCCGCCCGGCCTCAAAGATGATCGGCAAAACCTACCTTGAAAAAGGAAAACCTGTCGTGATCTTGCGGAAATGGAACGGCAAAGGCCCCCGCAACGTCCTGATCCAAAGAGCGGACGGGAGTTTAATTGTCCGTCCATTTAGAGGATTGAGGGTGATGAAATGACCGAATCCGAACGTAAGCGCCTCAAATTCCTACTCCTGGCAAAAGCCGACTGTCTGGAGAATGACCTGAGTTTTGAACACTTTGAGAGCGACATGACACCGGCGGAACGGGTCAAGGTCCGAGAAGCCATGGCCTACGCAATCCGGTACTTCGTGGCCGATGCGTTGGCGGAGGAATGAAATTGAAATATTACGTTGACGATCATGGCACCATTGAAGATGCGGAAACAATCCCTGAATGTGACTGTTCTGAAACCACAGTGGGGCTGTCATGGGCGGCGGAATTTGCGGCCGAACATTATCACACCCGCCGGGATGGCTGGGAATCTTCCTGGCCCCTAATTTTCGTCATCCTGGATGATGAGCTTAATGAACTGGGAAAATTTTCCGTGGACCGAGTGGCCATACCAGATTTCCATGCTTCAAAGATTTAACAATTTCCCGGCGCTTGCCCCATGCGGGGTGTGACCGGGATGTAAGGTGGGGAGACGTGAGAAAAGCCCTTGCAATTATAGCTGTAACCATCCTGGTATTATTGGAAGGCGTTTGCACTATTTTGGAAGGATTTTTTGACAAAGCCTCCACCAAGCTCTACCGGGCAACGGATAAAGTAATTGCGTGGTCACACAAGTAGTCCCGTTTTAACCGGGTTGGGAACGGGCAGCAACCCGGGGCGGTTGAGTGCTGCCGCCCCGATTGGGAGAGTTAAATGGCAACATATTGGTTAATCGAAAGCGCAGATATCCCGCCGCAGTTCTTGACCATGCGGCATGGACATTTTTGGTGGACAACGGACAAGGAAGAAGCCCTCCATTTATCCCGTCGCGAAGATGCTGAGCGGGTTGCAGCAGAGAACGAAGATGCTTGGCATGTTCGGGAGTACGAACAGTGAACCTCACCGAAATGATCGGCCAAGAGCGGAGGGTGTTATGGGCATAACTAAAATAGATTATCTTGACCGAACCTGGAATCCATTAGCAATGCGCTCACCCGGGTCTCTCCCGCCTGCGATAACTGCTGGCACCTGCGCATGGCGGCGCGCAAGGCTGGCAACCCCAAGCTCACAGACAAGGACACCTTATGAACCTCATCGAAATGATCGGCCAAGAGCGGATTGATAAGGGCATGTGGTGGTCAAAGGACTGCGGCCTACAACTCGTCGAGGGCTGCACCAAAGTCTCGCCCGGCTGCGATAACTGCTGGAGCCTGACCGCGGCCAACATGCGGCGGTTTAATCCGAACCCCAAAACGGCGGCAAGGTATGAAGGGACGGTCTGGAAAAATCCCGGATTGCCCCCGTACTGGACCGGCCAGGTCAACCCCCAATGGGACGATCTGGACAAGATCGGCCGGAGCCGGACCCCCAAGGTCTATACGTTCTGGAATGACTTGTTTCATCCGGGAGTAGGCCCAAATTTTCAAAATAATGTCATGTTCAGAATTAAGGAACACCCCGAACATTTCTTTATCATTTGCACCAAAAGGCCAGGGCGAGCTCTGGAATATTTTACCGGGCAATATGCTCTTGGCGGCTCTCCCTTTCAGAATGCATCTTTTATAAAAAACCTCATGCTCATGACCACCGCCGAAAATCAGGAAATGGCGGACCTGCGCCTGCCGGTCCTCTTGCAAATTCCGGGGGTGATGCACGGGGTGAGCGTGGAGCCGGGGCTGGAGGTCGTGAATTTAAATCCATACTTGCGCCCCAATCCAGGTTGTTCCTTTGTAAATCCAGAAGATGGCACCTGCGATCATCCTGACACACCAGACCCAGAATGTCATATCGGGTCCTGGTGTGCACCAGTTAACCACGAATATCGGGGCCTCGATTGGGTAGTTTGCGGAGGAGAATCAGGCCCCAACGCCCGCCCCATGCACCCGGATATTCCCCGGAAGCTGCGGGATGATTGCGTGGCGGCTGGGGTGCCGTTTTTCTTTAAATCCTGGGGGAAGTGGGCGCCGGGGTCCGATGCCTCCGTGAAAAACCTCTGCGTTTACAATGACGGCCGCACCGTGGAATTTACCCGGGAAGCTATTCTGGCAGAAGAAAAGCGCAGCGGCTTGGCGCACAATGATTTCGCCCCGACCTTAATGTCCCGCGTCGGCAAAAAAACCGCCGGCCGCGCCCTGGACGGCAGGACCTGGGATGAGGTGCCAATATGACCACCAAAGACATAATCGCAGTCCTAACTTTCAAAGGTTTCACCTATACCGCTATTTCTGACTGGCAAGACCGCAAAGGGGTAACACATTTCCTCTATAAAGGCGATTGCTTTTTTAGAATTTACAGGACTCAGGTAGAGGTTCGCTTTCCCCAGACCAAAAGCGAACTCCACCTTGAAGGCAATCTTATCGGGCCTTTCAGGGACGGCGTAATGTTCGACCTGGATAGCCGGGAGATGGTACGATGACTACCTATCTCCCCTACCACTACTGGATTAGCGTCACCGACGCCCACCAGTGGGTGCAATGTGGGCAACTACGGCCCTTCCCGGCCCCCTGCATGATCCCCCTCCTGGCGGCCCTGGCGAGGTTGACGGTGCGGGGGAATTGAGAGGATGGAATGAATCTGACCAAACTTATAAATGAGGAACGTCCAAAAGTCATTCCGGTAGGATGGCAACCGGTGCCTAATTACCCAGATGGGGCTATCTATCGCTTCACGCTATCTGGCATGAGCATTTTGTACAGTCTATCTGAAACAGAAGATGGTAAAAAATACCACCATGTCAGTTTTTCCCGCCAACACCGCCTCCCTGGTTGGGAGGAAATGCGGGATGAACTGTATAGCCTGCCATGGCTCAACAAGAACCGGTAAATTTTTATGACTTTGCCGCCGAAAAGCCAGTACATATCCTCTGCTGGCCCGAATAAAAACGTAATGCACTGGTGGCAAGAAATTTAAGGAACCCCCTTTGACAGCCCCCCAACCCAAAAGCCGCCTCGCAACAATAGCCGAAGCCGCGGCCAGACTCTCCGTCCACCCGAACACCGTCAAAAACATGATGCGGGACGGCCGGGTGCTGGGGGTGAACATCAACCCCGGGGGCAAGCGCCCCACCTGGCGGATCGTGGCGGCCAGCCTGGAGGCGTTCCGGGTTGAGCCCCTGGGCGCCGAGGTCCTGGAGGAGCGGTTGAGGGAAGCGGAGATTGAGAGGAGGTGCGGGTGGTGAAGGTTAATTCTGATTTAATAAAAAGGTCTCTTGCCAAACGTCACGAAAAAGATTTCTTTGTTACCGAATGCAAATCGGGCCCCACCACAACAGCCGCAAGAGGGGAACTCAGAATATTTGATGCAATAGCGGTCAAGAAAAGCTGGACCCAGCCTTGCGTAACTATCTATGAAATAAAGATTTCCAGAAGTGACTTCTTGTCTGATATAAAATGGCCAGCCTATAAAAAATATTGCAACCGGCTATATTTCGTTTGTCCGAAAGGATTAATAACCCCCGATGAAATTAGTGACGGAGTGGGGTTGATTTATTATAATCCAGAAAACCAGGCACTTCATACAACAAAGAAAGCGTTATACCAAGACAATCCTCTGCCGACAAATGTCTTTTATTATATTTTAATAAATAAATTAGAATCAGATCGGCACCCATTTTTTAGCAAAAAGCGTGAATACATTGAAAGGGTTTTAGCAGACAAAGAAGCCCGCCTCAGTTTGGACTTTAGATTTAAGTCTTACATGGTGAACAAGTTAGCAACGCTTGAAGAAGAGTCAGAGAGATTAATCAAAGAAGTTGAATCCTATAAAATATTTTATAAAGAATTACAACAAGTAAAAGAATGTCTTAGGCAGAATGGAATAAATCTTGGCTGGAATAGTCATAACCTTGATAATGAAATTAAACGCCTGCGGGGCGTGACCCTTATTCCCGGAGAAATAGACGGTGCCCTGAAGGTTATCTCCCGGGAGGTTGAGATCATTAAAAAATTCTATGCCAGAGATGGAGATGTCGAAATAAAAGTTGAAACCCCCGGAGAAATCGCGGTATGACTTCACTTGCCATGCGCCTATTCCGCCGCCCCCCCAAAACTCGCCCCCTGCCCCCGGAGTCCGAGTGGACCTGGTACGCCGAACTGGACCGCAAGACCCGGATCAGCCTCAAGACCGCGGATGAAAAGCTGGCCCGGAAATCCTACGCCAAGCTCAAAAAGCTCTACCTCACCCGCAACCTGGCGATCCTGGAGGGGCGGCCGCCGACAAAACGCCTGGAGGATTTCGCCGAGGAATACCTGGAGTGGTCCTTCCAGACCAAGCGCCCCTTTACCACTCAGACCGATTCACAGGCCCTGCGCCGGGCGCTCCGGTACTTCGGCCCGGCAACCCCTATCGGCAGTATCACCCGCCGCCAGGTGGACGCCTGGCTCGCCTCCATGGGCCAGGAAGTGAAGCGGGTGTCGGCCAACACCTGGTTCCGGCATTTCAAGGCGGCCATGTCAAAAGCCGTGGATTGGAAGTACCTCAAGGAGAACCCCTGCCAGGGGGTCAAGCAGCTCGCCGTCGATGAACCCTTGCCCCGGTATCTCACCCAGGAAGAGTTCGCCCGGATTCTGGCGGCGGAGCCCTCCCCCGACTTCCGGCGCCTGTGGGAAATCTACCTGAGGACCGGCTGCCGGCGGGGGGAAATCCTCCAGCTCACCGGCCAGGACATTAATCACCAGGCCATGACCTTCACCGTGACGCGCACCAAAAACCGGCGAGCGCTGCGGGTCCAGATGACCCCGGAGATCGCCGCCCTGTTCCGGTCCATCCCGGTGCAGGTGGGCCGGTTGTTCCCCTGGACTCTGGACTACGTGACCCACCGCTTCCAGGCAACGGCCCGGGCCGCCGGGGTCCAGTGCCGCCTCCACGACCTGCGCCACACCTACGGCTCCTGGATGATCCAAGCCGGCGTCCCCCTCCGGGTAGTCCAGGGCCTCATGGGGCACCGCAACAGCAAAACCACCGAACGCTACGCCTGGGCCAGCGAAGCACAACAGGCCGAGGCGCAAGGGAAGATTAAGATTTCAGGAGATCATAATGAGTGACGGTAACCGTCAGATATTAAGCTCAGAAATAGAGCAAATAATCAACAAGGCCTACCATCGCGGGTTTGCCGATGCCCTCAAGTTGGCAAGTCAAACCTTTAACGGCATCATCGAAGATCTCAAAAAAACCAGTGCGGAAGCGCAGGGGAAAATTAAGATTGGGGAGGAATGATGAGAGAAGGCCACTGTCCTTTTTGCGGGGCCGAGAAAGATATAAATTTCGGCACTGAGGGAATTTATTATAAATGCGGGACGTCTCATTGGGGAAACCAAGATGTTAGGCTTACAGGTGTTCGGCAGTGGCGTTGCTATAAGGCGGAAGGAGAACAGTTGAAGGCCCAAATCCAGAAACTACCAGAGACCATATTATCTCAAATCAAAAAGCAAGAAGAAACCAAAAATGTGCCTGGTGCACAGGCATTTAATAATGGACTGGCGATTGCTGGCCATGTATGCAATGACATCTTCCACCGTTCAGAGTTCTCAAATCTCTTTGCGCCCACATCGCGCCCGCAAGCGCGGAGGGAGATTGTGATGGAAATTTATATCAAGTGTAATTGCGGAAACGAGATAGGCGGAACTATTTTACCGCCACCCTTTGCATTTATCTGTAAACATTGTGGAAAAACTTATGAAGGCCGCGTGATAATGTATGTAGAGAAGCCCAGCGCGCCCGCAAGCGCGGAGGCCCAGGGGAAAATCAAGATTGGGGAGGAATGATGAGCACAGGAAGGGATAATATGTTTCTTTGCAAATGGATTAGCCTAGATTGTGGTTATCGCAGTCCTGGTGGCCTATGTACCGACCCAGAGGCGAAAGGGGATTGCCACCCTCTATCAAGCGGCTGGGAAGGTTATTGCCATAGAATGAATAACCCCCTGATACCTGATCAGCAAATTCCGCCTGCGCCCACATCGCGCCCGCCCGCCGAGACACCCCCAAAACAAAACAAGTGACCAATTATTAAGAGTCACTTGCTCTACCAATTGAGCTAACGGCCCGGATGCAGAACAGGCTTGAATATACTGGGCTTAGGAGATTTTGTCAAGCGGGAACGATCAAACAAAATCGACCAAAAACACACAAAAGTGGGCGTGGTGATCGCATGTTCGCGGACACATCGCGGTCGCATTCTCACCGTAAACCGACCTTCGTTTTCCCCTTATCGCTAAACAAATCCCTAATGTAATCCTTTAATATCTGGATCTTCGTCTCCATGATATCAGCATAGGTTCGCTGGGCGACCTGGTTCTTAGCAATCTTCCCTTTGGCAGTCAAGGGAAGGGCCTTAAATTCATCCTCGGTAAAAAGGGGCGGTGCCGGACGGGGCTCAGGATTAACGTCCGGGACCGCTTTCTCCCCCAACGGCGGCAGAACCATCTTTTCGTGCAGGGAGCATCCCGAGGCCGATAAAGACATCGCGCATAGCAGCATCATCACCGGCAGTAACCACCTGGTCGATTTTTTGATTTTCACTGGCCTGCACCTCCCTGAATTTTTTGGCGGCCTCCAGGTCCTTAATCTCCGCAGCCTGTTTGTAAATCTTGGCCTGGGCCTTGATCCCGGCCTCCTGGAGTTCCCGAATTTCCTTCTCGTAGGCCGGCTTATCGAACCAGTTATATTTGATGTACAGGCCGCCGCCGGCCAGCAACGAAGCCAGAAGCACCCCCACGAGAATCTTGGTGAAAATTCCGGTGAACATGCATCACCCCCAAATCAAGCGAATCAGACCATAAATGGCAATCGCCACCACCACCACTACCGCGGGCAAAACGATGTAGTCGAATTTTTCAGTGACCTTCATTGGATTCCCCTCAGAAAATACAGGGCTAACACCCCCAGCACAATTATGGCGACGTTCAAGGGATGCCAGCGGGTCTTGGTGGCCTCGTTTTTCAGGACGCGTTGCTTTAGCCAATACTCATGCGTGTTCATCTGATCCTCCTTCCGGCTTCGGCCCCCGGCGGCCAGGTGGCCTGGAACTCTCCCCCGGTGCCATGGTGCCCAGCATTTCGGTGTAGGTGCGTTTGCTGAATTGGCTCACGGCGAGGCCACCAGCGCCAGCGTAAATGATCGCTGACAGTAGCTTCACCGTGGGTTCTGTCAATCCAAATTTCAATATGAAAATATCATAAACCGATCCGGCGAGGGCAA